TTAATTTAATGTCATTAAATAATTAATAAAATATAGTTAATTATTTAATTTATTCCTCAAGTGTTTCATCCTTACTAATAATATTATTATCAATAGTATTATTTTCATAATTAACGAATTTGTCTATGAATCTATATATACGACTAATATCTAATTTATTTATCTCATAGTTTTCTAATAATTGTAAGATTTCTTCTTCATCCTTATACTTTTTTTTAATATAACAAAAAAATGATAATAAGTCCTTTTTATCCATATTTAATTGTTGGCACATATTTTGTATAAATGTGTAATTATTAAATTCGGTTGAATATTTAGTTAATACTTTCGTAAATCTAACTTCTGTAGGATTATATTTGTACTTTTTAATAGTATTTTCATGATATAAATAGTTAGTATAAAATGTTTTAATTAACGATGACATTTCATTAAATTGCCATATTTGCTTTTGAAATGTTGTTCTATCAATATAATCTGAAAAACAAATATTATCTAATATTTTTAAATATAATTTTATACTATCTTTTAATTTTGATTTATTTAATAAATCGATTACATTCTCATGCCATAATAAAGCAATTATAGTTCTATCGGTTTCATTCATTAAAGTTATATGATCATTTATTATATACTTATTATTAAGCAATTTCTTTACTATAATTTTGGTATCCTCGTTATAGTTTTTTTTTTGAAAAACTGTTTTTATTAAATCATCTGATATAAAGTTGTTATTATTTTTATAAATTTTATATAACGCATTTATTTTTCGTAAATCACCTTGAATATAGCTTATTACATTCTCTAGTATATTTGTGTTTATATTAGGCATTAAATTATTGATAATTTCCTTTATTTGTTTATTAGTAGGAGTCGCTAATTCCACTACATAACATACTTTCATTAATTCTTTTATTTTTTTATCAATATGATAATTACCTATACAAACAATTGGATTATATGTAATATCTTCCAATTTTTGTTTTTTTGTTTTTTTTGGCCGTATTAATTTTATTAATGAATTTATTCCTCCTTTATCACCATTATTCATACCATCAATTTCATCCATTATTATTGAAATAGGTTGTTGTTTACCATGAAATAAATTTATAATATTTCTATCAGACATATTAAATTTTGTTATTCCTTCGATAATTGATTTATTTCTTATATCACTAGCGTCATAATTAATTGTATCATAATTTATATCCTTCATTAATTTGTTTATAAAATATGTTTTTCCCGAACCAGGATTCCCGTATATATATATACCTCTTTTTACTAACAAGTCCTTTTTTGTTTTTTCAAAATTTATTAAAATATCTTTTATATTATTATATTTGTTTTCTCTATCTAATATTTTATTTAAATTTAAGTTATCCATTAAATATATTATTAATGATGTTCTTATGTTAGTTTTAATTTTAATTCTTGTTGGTCAATAAGTAAATTTTTACAATTATTAGATTCATAGTTTTTACATAAAAATAATAAATAATCATATAGAGTCTTAAATATTTTTCTTTTGTAAACATATCGTTTCCTCTCTGTAAATTCATTTTCATAAATACTTCTTATTTCTTTCAATATCTGTTCAAATGCTACTGAATTGTCATTTCTAATTAAATCATGAACATATCTAGCATATTCTCTTTGTTCTATGTTTGTACTAATCACATAATGATATTTATTATAATAATAATGATTCATATTTACTACTTTTATTGCAGGTATAAAATTATATATTATTCTTCTTAGTTCAACTGGTAATCTAGTTATATTTTTTAAAATTTTCATATAACAATTATTACATAATATACTATTCATATTTATAAAATAGTATAATATTTTATTTACATCCAGCCACCAAATCCTTCGGAGTTACTACTATCATCTATAGCAGCAGCAGTTAAATCTTCACCATCTTCATCATTATTATCTTCACACGCATTAGGATTATTTGTAACACCATCCCATGTTAAATCGCATCCCTTTGCCCATTTTTGTTTATTACATAATGCGTCCTCGCCTGTCCAAATACCTGTATTAAAATTCATTCTATTTGAGCAACTACCTTTTCCTAAATTTTTAGTATTTATACAATATCCCCCTGTTCCAATACCACCACTCATATCTATCCAATAATCAGGACATTGGGCTTGTGTAGGAGGATATACCTTGGCATCTGTATATAACATAGAACCAAATACAATTAATGCTATTATAAGTAATACAATTGCTATATATAATACAACTTGTTGAAAATTCATTATATAAATTAAAAATAATATTTTTTTATAAATTAATTATATATATAATTATGTCTTCATCAAAATGTTATAATGGAAGAATTAATATTATACAACCCGATACTAATCAATTATTTGCAATGAAAGATAAAATAGCATATGATAGCAAAACCACAGAATATAGAGAAGCATTAAATGGTAATTGGCAAGATTCAATATTATCTAAAGCATATTTTAGTAAAAACAATATACAAATTATACAAAATTCTATAAGAGCTGGTGTTCATAAACTATCTAAAGAACAATATGTTATTGCACCACAATGTGTAGACACCTTAAAAATTATAATGCGCAGTATTTTTTTACAACATTCAGCAAATATGAAAACTAATATTACCGAACAAATAAAAAATTTAAATAATATTGTTACTGATTATTGTGTCCCTAAAATATATAGTGAAACAAAAGGTTATTTAAAATACTTACACGATGCTAGCACTATGCATATTCCTATTGATCATCCAACATTATCCGGGTGTCATAATAAATCTTTAAAACCCAACCCTTTTCTATAATTTTTATCCATATATGTATATATATATGGATACTGAACGAGACATATTAATGTTTTATCATACTAGTTTAAGAAATGTTGCTTTATTCACATCGCTTGGATTAGCTTTACAGGCTTATTCTTCCAGAATAGAAAATAAATTTAAGAGTATAGTAATATACTTTGGATATATATTATTTTTATTGATTGCTGTTTATATGAATTTATTACTTATAAGCGAAATAAAATCTTTTAACAACACTAAACAACATGTAGAAAATGCTTGGATTTATGTTCCATATACGACAATCGTATTTTTATGTATCGTATTCGCGACCAGTGTTCCTACCTTTTTAAATAAATTTAATTTTAAGTAAGAAGATTTTATATGTATTTTATCTTTTATGACTACATATATATAATGAGTGTTTTCATGTCAAGAAAAAATAATGATAATAATGAATATAACTATATAAAATATAAAGATAATAGGGATAATTCTATTATTTATGTTGGATATTTATTCTTAGGACTATTTTTATTGGCTATTTTTCTTTAATATATGAAGGTAAAAAAATTGTATATTATATAATATTATATTATACTATATAATGTATAAAAAAATAGAATTAACAGATGAACAAAAACAAGGTCAACAAGAATTAAATTCAGCTATGGTATTATTTGGATTCATAATTGTACTTATTGTAGTTGCTGCTATTTTACTTTAATTTTTTTTTACCTAATTTAATTTTGGTTGTTTGTGTATAACTTTTTTCACGATTTGCTTTATATTTTGTATATTGTTCTGATAATTCATCTAATTCATTAGACCACATTTTATGAATAGTTAATTTCTTCATTTTTTTTAATTCTTTATTCTTACTCTCATGATCATTTATTAATCTTGATACATTTTCTTCACTAACGCTATCCATAGGCATCTTAATTAAATATTTATAATCTTCGTCATCATCAATTACATCATAATTTTTCGATTTTAATAGTGATGTAATCTCGTCCTTTTTCTTTTTACGAAGATCAATTGTTCCTTCTAATACTTCCATAATATATTTAGCCTTATTACTTAACAAAACCATTTCTTTTTCTAAGATTTTAATTAAATATTCTTTTCGTTTATCATACATAGATAATCTTACATCATAATATTCATCAATAATTTCTTCCGCATTTTTGTATAACCTTAATTTTTCTTCATTATTAAACATATGCATATTTGATGTACTATTTGTAGTGTAAAGCTTTAAGAATTTTTCTAGTCCATTACAACCATAGTCGCATTGTTCTGATTCCAAATCATCAATTACATTACTATTCGCCATAGTAATTGTAATATCTACTACTTTATCTGTACTCATATCACTATAATCTTTCACTTTTTTTACTTTCTTACCTCCCTTTTTAACACCATCAATTAAATCTTCTATAAACTTTTTATAATCATCTGTCCATGAACCAATAGGTAATTCCGTTACACGAATGGTTGTATTATTCACCTTTTCATAACATCCTTTGATTAAATATTTAGAATCACTAATTGTTGTAACTGTCCCTTTGAAATTTTCATAATACGGCATTAATTTATCTACATTTTCAATTCCAGATAATTTATTTCGTAAATATTCAATTATCTTTACAGGTTCATAACACATAATATCTGTACTAAAACCTGTACCAATTCCTTTTGAACCATTTACTAATACCATTGGAATAATAGGAGCATAAAATATAGGCTCTACCATTTGTCCATCATCATCCAGATATTCTAAAATTTTATCATCTGTATCACGATAAATATATCTGGTCAACGCATTCATTTCTGTAAAAATATATCTTTCACTCGCACTATCTTTCCCACCTGCTAATCTAGTACCAAATTGACCGTTGGGCATTAGCAAATTAATATTATTTGAACCAACATAGTCTTGAGCCATTCCAACAATAGCACCATTTAAACTAGCTTCACCGTGATGATATCCACTATGTTCTGAAACATATCCGCTAAATTGAGCTACTTTAATTTCATTTGTAATTTTCTTTTTAAAAGCTGAATATAGAATTTTTCTTAAACTAATCTTAAGACCATCCATCATATTTGGAATCGATCTTTCACAATCATATTTTGAAAAATGTATCATCTCTTTATGAACAAAATCTTCAAAAGTAATCGTTTTATTATTTGTATCTAAATAAGATTTGCGGTCATATTGACCTAGCCACTCTTTACGGTCGTCGGCTCTCTTTTTATTAAAAACCATATCTATGATATTATCACTTTGTTCTGTATATTGAAATTTAACTACCTTTTTATTTTTGAAATATTCCTTGAATTCTTTACTTGTACTTGTACCTAAACCCTTGTAATATTTTACCTTCCAACCCTTTCCATCATTATTTTCCGATTTCCATGTTTCATATTCTCCATCATTATAAAATACTTTTTCTTGACTACCCTTTTTAGCTTTAATAATTGGTGTATTCATAAATCCAATAATATTTAACTTCGCAATAGAATGCCATTGTGATTGAAACATATTAATACCAAGACCTTTGATATGAGAACCATCTAAATCTTGATCAGTCATAAATAAGATTTGACCATAGCGAAGATTTTCTTTAATATCTTGTAATGATTCATATACCTTATCTGTTTCTAAACCAAGAATTTGTTTAATTTCAATAATTTCTTTATTTTCACTAATTTTTTGAAGTGCCTCTCCGCGTACATTAAACAACTTACCTTTCATCGGATAAACACCAATAATATTTCTATCATCTTTACTTAATCCAGAAATAATACCGGCCTTTGCTGAATCTCCCTCACAAAAGATAATAGTACATTTATCTGAATTTGCTGTTCCAGCAAAATTAGCATCTACTAATTTTGGA